GCCCGAAGGCGTTGGAATCACTCATCAGCCACACGGACCCCTCAAGCGGGATGTTTGCAGCGGTAAACGTCGCAACACGCGCGGCGAGATCCGCGCGAGCCGCCGCCCCAGTTACACCTGATGCAGCCGCTGTAGCCGCACCGTTGGTAATGGACGCCGGGTTGACGTTCGCCACGGCCGCAACCGCCGGATCAATCAACTGCGTATCCAGGAACTGACCCATACCCGCGATCATTTCCTCACGCACCGTCGCTTCAGCCGATGGCGTCGAGAGCCTGACAAGTTCTTCGGTCAGCACGATGATCCCAGCAGCCTTCGCAAACGGCACCGTGACCGTCGCAAATGCGGCACTCGTCACCGGCTTGGCGTTCCCCTGGCCGACCCACGAGTACGTGCCGCCACCAGTCTGCGACGGGACGGCCGTATTAAACGGCACCTGACGGAAGCCGGCCACGCGACCGAGGAGCGTGCGCGGACGGAGCAACTCGAGGAATTCATTAACGGCCGTCTGCGTGGGAGCCAGAGGACCGGCCCACGTCGCATCAGTCGTCGTGCCGGCTGCGACCGCCGCCTTGGTGTGCCAGTTCAACGTGGCTTCCACCATCCGCTCGACTTCCGGAGTATCGCCCCATGCCTTGGCCCGACTGATCGCCTGGTAGGAGTCACCCTTGGCCGATGCCATCGCCATCGCGAAACGGGTGAACGCGGTGCCTTTCGGCAACATCGGCGTGACCTGGACTCGCGGAACGCTTCCGCCGCGGAGATCCGATGCCGCCTTCTGATCGGTGACTGGCGTAATCGGCGTTGCGGACGCGAGCTGCATCTTCTCCAGCTTACGGAGCCGTGGCAGGTGCTCATCGATCTGCTCGACCTCGCGCTCAAGGGCCACGTATTCGTCTTTCTGGCCTTCCTCAAGTGTTGAACCGGCCGACTTCTCCATCAGGGTCTGCATGGCCGCGACGTTGGCGGCTCGCTTATTCTCAAAGGACTGAATCTGTTCTGCTGTAGTCATGGTGGGCGCGTCTTTCGCTACGCGCACAACGGTTGACATACCCACGACAGCGGGTGTATTGCGGCCTGACTCGGCCTGATCAAGAGACTTCACGGCAAGGATGGTGGCCTCCACGTTCATCGGCACCACCACGGCACTAAGCTCGCCCCAGATCCACTTCACAAAGCGCGTGAACTGAGTCCCTGGAACGGGAATAAATTCGAGTGGGCTCCAGCCAACAGAGAGACCGCGGACGAGTGGGGGCTTGGCCGTCATGGCCTGCCACGCCATATCAACACGGTCCTTTAGTGGTCCCGGTGTGTCTATCGTGGAGACTTGAGCCTTGATGTAGATGCCGTCTTTCCGGACTTCTGCGGCAAAGACTTCCCCGATGGGCTCGTTTTGGTTGTGACGCCAGAGGAAAGGGATAGGCAGCGAGAATTCCGCACCCTTCGGATCCATGATGTCTCCACCACGATCCGGAGTCGGCGTGCTCGCGATGCCTTCGATGATGCGCTTCGTGCGGTCGACGGCCTTAATTGAAAGCGTCGCCCAGGCGCGGTGCTCCACGCCTCAAGTGTGGCTTACCTGAAGTAGTCTGTATTTGTTTAGTTAGAAAATTAGGCGAGTGAACTACCGAGGCAGCTTCATCAGCAACAAGCTGCGAACAAGAGAACTCACGGACGTTTCCTTGCGGTTGGCGAGCCTCACCAGCTTTTCGTACTCACTGACTCTGACCCACGTCGTGAGTGCCGCACCTTGTTCCTTGGCGGGTGGACGGCCTCGGCGCGGCTTCTGGCTGTTGTCGTCAGTCATCGTCTCGCCCCTAAGACCATCATCTGGAATCCAGGCGGCTTAGAGTGATCGCTGTGGTTCATGCGATCGACCGCCATGACTAAGGCTGCTACACCGTCGATCCGCTCAGTGCTTACCTTTTTTGAAATTTTCAGGTTGCCTGCCGGATCGGTTTCAACGGAGGCATTGCTGACATTCCATCGCAACACGGGGTGTCCATCATGCCGTAACGCTTTTGAGAGAATGTCCTTCTCAAGTGCCTTAGTAGGTGCGGAGAGTGACCCAAACCCTTGACGCATCGCGGCACACACAAAGCCGTCTTGTTCCTGCAACCGAGTCACCAGATCGGTCGCATTCCACGGGTCGAAGGCTATTTCTCTTATGTCGTAGAGAGCTCCCCATTCCTTTAGCACCTTACGAACCGCTTCGTAATCCACCACGTTTCCAGACGTCTTGACAAGACACCCATCCCTGACCCATTGCGGATAGGGCACTCGATCCCGCTTCGCTCGCTCTTGGATAGTGTCAGCCGGCACGAAGAACCGAGCCAATACGTCGTAGCCCTTCTCACCTGGGAAGACTGCAACGAGCGCGGTCAAGTCCTTCGTAGAACTCAAGTCCATCCCGACGTAACACCTCCGTCCCTTGAGCTTCGGTTGCACATCAGCCGTCCAGAATTGGCAGGCATCCCACGCCGGCATGGAGATCCACCTGGCGGCTTGTTCGGTCCACTGGTTGAGGTATAGACGACGAAAGGTATTCTCCTGGGCTGGTATTTCCTTCGCTCGCGCTGACGCTACCCTGATCTCGTCTAGGCTTCGGAAGTCTCCTAAGGCTGGATTCGCCAATCTCCAGATAGCCTCATCCGTCCAGTCAGCATCGACCGGGGCCTCATAGATAATGGGGAGGAACGTCGGATCGAGATCCGGATTCTCTTCGACCTTCTTGGCGTGGGCATAGAGTTCCCACAGTATGGAATGCCGATCGTAGCCGGCCGTAGAGATCGCGAGGGTAATAGGCTGAGCTCGAGCGCCTTGGCTCGTCGTTAGAACGTCCCACAACTCCCGATCAGGGGCCGCGTGGAGCTCATCGTAAATGATGGCCGAAGCGTTAAATCCATGTTTGCTGTAGGCCTCAGCCGAGATCGCACGATAGAAACTCCCGCTCTTCCGGTAGACGATCCGCTTCTGGGAGTCAACGATCTCGCAGATGGCCTCCAGCTCAGGATCGTTCCTGACCATCTGGGCCGCGACATTGAACACGAGCGAGGCCTGCTCCTTATCCGCCGCTGCGCTGTAAACTTCCGCGCCAATCTCTCCATCAAAGAGCAGGAAATAGATCGCCAGCGCCGCCGCAATCTCAGACTTGCCATTCTTCCGAGGCAGCATCAGGAGACATGTCCGATACTGTCGCAAGCCATCCGATCGCGTCGTGAATATCTTCCGGATGATTTCTTGCTGCCAAGGACGGAGATTAAAGGGCTGCTCTGCAAAGGGTCCCTTTGTATGAGTGAGCTGGTTGATCAGCCGGATCGCCCGAACTGCGGCAGTCTCAGCCACAATCAGACCAACTCTTTAGGGATCTCGAGTTTGGCCCATTGAGAGCCTCGCGCACCCGAGATTCTGGCGACACAGCACTAGCCAGAACCGTCATATGAGCCCTGTGCTGTCGCCTTGAATTACAGGAGCGGTGAGCCAGCTTCAGGTTGGAGACGTCGTTGCTGCCACCGCATGAAACCGGAATTATGTGATCGCACGTAGGCCCCATTCTGGACCGCGAATTCTCGTTCGGATCCACCGGCCCAAGGCATAGCCAACAAATCCAGCCGTCTCGAGTCCCTATTGTTCTCCACCTTCCAAACGCAGTCCGCCCGCTCATTGCGCCGCGACTCCGCCTTATTTTACTAGCTCGACGGTTTCTGGCGCGTCTCCGCTCCTCTGACACAGAACGGTTCGCGTTGTGACGCTCCCTCTCTCGCGTTGCGGTCCACCACTTTCCACATTCAACACTACAGCACCGTGAAGTCAACTGTTTAGGCTGAAACATAGTCCCGCACGAGACGCATGTAATGGGCACTAATTTCGTAGGCTTGCCCTTTCGACAGATCTTGCACCACTTTGACTTACAGCTTTTTGGCTGACCGCAGTCGCATAAGCGAGTCGACCTACACGCATTAGAACAAAACCGTTGAGATTCTCGCTTGATTATGAATTCAGCTCCGCATCGGTGGCATTTCCGAAGGCAAGCCCAAATATCGTCTATAAAATGATCTGTCAATACCAAACGAATCAAATCTCGCCAGCGCCCATGCGAATTGAGGCTTATAAACTGCGAGAATGCATTCACTTCAACACCCCAGCCCACTTGCTCACCGGATCATCACGCTTAGGCACTTGAATGCGGGCTCGAGCCGAAGGAGTCAGCCCGAAGTATTCATAGAAGGGCCGGAGCGCCGTCGACGTCTCCCGCTCGATCTTGATCGTGGAATGGACCCGCCCCTCTGCCGTAATCAACTCAAAGCCTGGTTCATCCTTCCGCTTCGACGCCGCGCACGCCGTAGCTTCCAGTTCACAGAGC